ATACCTACACTATCTAGGCTCGAATCAAACACTTCATCCAGTATCAATAGATTGGTATTTGTCGAGTTCTTCATCTTAGCAATTTGTCTCCATGTAAACAGTAATGCTAAGTCAATACGCATCTTTTCACCTTCGGAGAAATTAGCATAACTGAACTCATCACGGTGGCGTGACTTAATCGTTTCTTCAAAGTTCTCGTTTAGGTTAAAGTTGACAAAGAAGTCCATGGCTTTCAAATACTTGTTTACCAACTTGTTGATGATAGGCAAATATTGTTTAATAATCTTTGTCTTAATGCCATTGTCTTTCAACAATGACGCTGCGTATTCATGGTAATGTTTTTCAATCGAAAGGTTTTCTTGTTCTTTAACCAAAGACGCCAACTCAGACTTTAAGTCTTTCAACTTTTGGTTATCTTCTGTCAAGGTATCTTTCTGCTTAGACAACAACTCTATCTCTGCATTAAGTTTTTTCGTGTAATTAATAATGGCAGAAATGGTTGAGTTGTGTTTAACAATCTCATTGTTGTGTTCAGTTATGTGCTTGGATATTTTAACAATCTCACTCAAACGGTCTTGCAACTTAGTATATTCTTTGTTAAGTTCTGTTAGACCATCTTTTTGCAATAAAACTTTGGCCGAATGCTCATTGATTTGTTCCTGTTTAAAGGTTTCATCAAGTGCTTGTTTACATGTCGGACAACTATCATTGTTGTGATAGAATGCAATATCTTTTTCCACCTTCTTGATGGAAGTTTCAATCTTTGCTTCTAATTGAACCAGTTTCTTACTCTTGTTTTCAACAGTGGCTTTATCTTCAATCTTCTTGTTTAGTGCATCAATGTGTTTTTGTATTAACGAAATATCCTTAGTCAATTGATCCAATTGTTTTTGGTTTGTTTCAATTTCTTCTTTCTTGTTGGCAATCTCCGACTCATTGTTCTTTTTACTTTCTTCAAGGTTCTGCTTCTGCATTTTAATCTTCTCTGAAGATAATTCCATTGCATACTTGTTTTTGGTAAAGTTGTCTTTGATAGATGCCATTCGGTCTTTAATCAAACCATTCATTGACGTAAAGATTTGGATATCCAACAATTCTTCTATGATTGTTCTGCGGTCAGCAGGAGTCAACTGCATAAAAGGAACAAAGGATGCTGAACCAAGAATGACAATTTGCGTGAATGACTTATAATTGAACTTGAGAATAGATTTCTCTAAGAAGTCTTGGTAGTCTTTCGCCTTGGCATCCTGGTTCAGCAAAATACCGTTGCAATATATTTCAAATGTATTTGGTTTGATACCACGAACAATTTTATATGATTTTTTGCCGATGACAAACTCAACCTCAACTACAGTATTTCCAGTGTTGATTGAGTTTACAAGATTTGGTTTATTAATTTTACGGAATGGTTTACCGAAAAGACCAAAACAGATAGCATCCAAAATGGTACTTTTGCCTGCACCATTACTTCCAATAATAAGAGTATTGGCTGATTTGTCCAATTTGATTTCGGTAAACGAGTTACCTGTACTCAAAAAGTTTTTCCATCTTATAACTTGGAATCTAATCATGTTTGTTCTAAATTCAATGCCTCAACATATAGTTCACGCATCATAGTTTTAAGTTTACCGTTATCAATACCATCATTTTGAAGACCATCCACATACTTGTTTATGATTGTGATTGTGTCTTCTGCTTCATCTATTCTATCACTTTCGGAGTCTTCTGTCAAGTCAATTGCATCTTCCACAATGGTAATATCGAGTGGATTAAGGTCATAAATCTTATTCATAAACTGGTCAAACAGAAACGGATTAGTCTTTTCAACTACCACAACTTTGACATAAACACCAGCACATGCACTTAGGTCTTTGTTCAGGACATCTTTTATGTCTTGGTTTTTATCGTCATAGATTATCCGGTGAAACATGACGTTAGGATTTGGAATAAAATCCAACTGACGGGAATCCACATCAAACAAATGAAAGCCCCGAACATCAGCATAATCTTGCCACGTAAGTTCGTAAGGGTTTCCAAGATAGAAAATACCACCATTGCTAGAACGGTGGTGATAATGACCGCTGAAAGTGCAGTGAAAACGGTTGAAAAGTTCACGGTTTAGTCCTTCTTCAGATGGCATACCACGATGCATGGCAAAGCCAGCGATTTCAAAATGACCCATGCAAATATCTGCTGTCGTTTCTTTCAGCATTTCCATGGAATCTTCATAGTTTTCTGGACATATCCAGGGCATCATACAGATTGGTGTTGGTCCAATATAAACTGTGGTAGGATGGTCAATCACATTAATGTTGCCATATTCACGCAACAATAGGTCTACAGAATTTACTTCATTGGTATTCTTGTAGTATGTGTCGTGATTGCCTGCCAACATGTGCACCTTGATGCCTCTGTTGCATAGAGGATCAAAGAACATTTCTTTGGCACGTTTTAAGGTGTAGAAGTTGACATATTTTCTACGGTCAAAAGTATCTCCGAGAATGAGTACATGGCCAATCCTATTAGCATCAAGAGCAGGAAAAAAAGTATCTTTATAAAATTTTTCATAGTAATCCAGAAAATGAACCGAATCATTTCTAGCCCCAAAATGCTGGTCCGTAATCACCGCCACTTTCATAGTCATTCATTACCCTATCATACAATCGTAATACACGTTTTCTGTAATCAAACCCTAACATCCCCGATTTTTGTCCTTCGGCATATGGAGGAGTTCTACCAAAATCGGTATATTGTGCAGCAGTTAAGTCTATACGCACATTATTCTTATCAATACACCACCAATGCCAAATGTCTTCGTCATCTAGACCTCGGTACATATGCATGTTCTCCGGTCCAAATATCTTGTATAAACATCCTGCGGCATTATGGCAATGCCCAAACGTCCTATTTGCCATGTTTCTTACAACCCATTTCTTAGGAAGTAAGTCATATGACAAATTTTTCATTATCAACTCTGAAACCTTTTTTAGGTTTTCTTCATTATAGTCCAGAATACTCATGTTTTAGGTTTGCTGGTTGCGGTAAGTACACGTTGGCGCAATTCAGTGGTGCTAAAACTATGTTGACGAGAATTGAAATAAACTTCCATCGGTAAATTATGACCGGTAAAAGCCTTATCTCTATACTCTTCACCAATAATTCTAACATCAATTGGATACGATGTCAATATGTCCATGAGTTCTTTTTCAGTGGCATACGGTATAATTGAATCCACATATTTGCAGGCATCCAATTGGATGAATCTTTCCAGTACCGATTGTACCGGTTTGTTTTTTTCTGCTCTGTCTATTGTCGGATCGGTTTGTAATCCAACAATTAAGTAATCACATTTTGTTTTGGCTTCTTTCAACATCATCACATGACCGGCATGAAACAAATCAAAACATGAACAAGTAAAACCAATTTTCATATTATTCCTCTAAGAAGTTTTCCAATCCCTTAGTTTTTTTGGTAACTTTCTTTTCCTCTTTTTTCTTTTGTTGACCTTCTTCATAGGTTTCTATGAACTCAGCAATGTTGTCATACAGTTCAAACTGTCTTGATCCACCACTCTCTGTCTCCAACATCTCAAATTCGTCTAGGATGCCTAATTGTTCAGTGGCCTTATACTTGACATACAATTGTTTCTTTTCTTTCTGGATACGTCTAAGGAACGCATAGTAGATGATCTGTGTGAAGTAAGCAAAAGGGTTCTTAGATTTTGTTGGGTCAAAGTTCTCAAAATACATGAGGCAGTTCTCAATGCCATCACCAATCATGTCTTCTCTGTGTGGATAGTTTATGAAGTTTGGTTTGTGTGACAGGCCTTCGGCAATTTTCATCCAACATTCACCAATATAATTTGGAATTGGTTCTTGTGGATTAGTTTCTTTGCGTTGCTTGTATTCAATTAATGCCTGTAAAAAGTCGGCATTGTTAATATAATGTTTAGTGCTCATTTCATTTATACCATAATTATTGTTGACAAAAGGGCTTGACAAGTGTTAAGGTCTCGGTGTTGACCATTGAAATTAATGAATTGTCTTTTCTTCTGGATCCATTTCAGCAAAAGCTTGAACAAAAAGGGACTTGATTCTTTCTTGTAGGTCGGTTTGCACTTCTTGTTCAAACTCTCCTTCCGCCTCCAAACGTTTCAAACTATCCACAGAGTTCTCATAATATTCGGTGAACTCATCGTTTGGTGAAAGCGTAAACAAAATCTCATTTGGTGATATCACAACTTCATTGTTGTTTAGCAATTCTGCTGGAAGAAAATATTCCATAATAATGTGTTTGACTGGACCTTTTTTATGGATCTCAAACGCCATTGGATTATTTAGCAATATCTTCTGGTTGCCCAAATCTTCATAATCACAAATGATATCCATTCCATTTTTTAATCGGACAATTTTGACGTTGTTCATTTTTTGAGTCCAATCTTATACGTTTTAAAAGGAAACTTCTCTTCCGTATATATCTTCACTCGTTCCACAAAGTGTCTTAATGTAAAATTCATATGTTTCTTTACTCTGAGATCGTCTGCAATGTCATAGAGCGTTGCCATTTCTTTACCTTCCGCCTGTCGTAAGCCTCGTCCAATAGATTGAAGACTGCGAACTCGTGACTTTGACGGAGATGCGAAGATAATGTTATGTAAATTCCTAATGTTAATTCCAGTAGAAAAAGTACCATAACTAGCCACAACAATAGCATCATTCTCAGTCTCCATAATCTTTCGAATGTTTTCCCTATCTTCCGTTTCTGTCCCGCCATGGACAAAAAACACTTTTCGGTTACCAATTTTCTCGGTGTTCCGAATCATATCGTACAGGACCTGGCCATGCTTGGCAACCATTTGATAAAGAATTAATGTATTATTACCTAAACTAACTGCAAGATTTTTAATAAACTTGTTTCTAGACTCACACGCAATTAAGTATTGTATTTCTTCCTGATATGTGTAATCTTTCAAATCTTCACACACATCATCTGGATGTTTTAGTATCAGACATTTAATTTCAAAAGATGATGAGATTTTCTTATCAATCATTTCTTTTGTTGTGATAACCTTTTTCACTGGACCAAAAAGACCTTCTAATACTAGTTTGTGTGTTTTTGTTCCGTCCAATGTACCGGTTAAACCAACACGGTATTTTGTGTTAATACAAGATGTTAGTATGGAAGTTAGTGACTGTGCCTTGAATAAGTGTGCCTCATCACCAATGATGTAATCAAACTGTTCAAAATATTCTTTAGGCAGTGTATACAATGATTGCCACGTAGAGATTGTTATTGGTTTATCTGTAGACTTGTTTTTGCCCTGATAAATTTTGTGTACATTTTTTTCAGAATCCCAACCATAGTCTTCAAAATCTTTTGCCAGTTGTTCTACCAATGATGTTGTGGGTACAATAACAATGCCTTTTAGATTTTGATAGTCAAACAGTTGTCTCACCAACATATAGATGATTAAGGACTTACCTGATGCAGTTGGTGATAATAACAACGCACGCTTAGATTGCATTGCATGGACAAATCCATTTAACTGGTGTTCATGAACCTCAAATGGGAGTTTTAGAGTTTCGATAAACTTTTTGGCATGATACACAGAGAAATCGTCTTCCACAAAATCATGTGAATATGCATAATCTCTTTCAATGCAAAACTCTTCAAGGTATTTTAATAGACCAATGTATATTTGTTGAGTTTGTAAATTTAACAATCTTATGCGGCCATCCCAAATTTTATTCCTAAATGCTGGAACAAATTGGTGTCCGGGTACAAAAAAAGTAAAATAATCTGATAGTTCTTGTAAAATGTGTCTTTGAGCCTTAACCTTTAGATAGACTTCATTAACTTTTACAATTTCTATGTGTTCTTTTTCCATTTAACATCCCATGGTCTAGTTTTTTTCATTCTTTCACTTCTTTCTTTACTTTGAGTTAAAGCAATTTTTGAAATTTTTTGTTTAACCTCGTCTGTCATAACAATAGGTGGTTTACCTTTTTTGCTTTCTGTATAACATTTTCTGTTACAATATTTTTTAACATCATACAAGAAAGGTTTTATTCCTTGTCTTGGTATTGTGTTGCCACATTGCTCACAGCATCTCAACTTGGTGTCACAATTTTCAAAATGCCAACGCAACATATTTGGCTCATTTCCTGTAACCTTACAGTGCGGACACTCAATTATAGTTGCATTTCTCTTTAGTGCATCCATAACAAACAAATCCCTTTGTTCTATCATGGATTCTTCATCTAATACAAATTTTTGTTTTTTTAATCCTTCAAATATGTCTTCCATAAAAACTCCTTTATGGAGTATTTATAAGAAATCGTATTTGTCCATCATTGTCCCCCAATGAATCTCTCCCAATCAATATAAGATTTCAATTCCCAGGCCCGTTGTTTAACTTCACCCATGATAGACTCTACCACAGATACAACTTCTTCATGGTAAATCTTTTTCTCTAGTAGTTTGATTAAGTCTTGGTCAGACTCTAGGTAGAATGAAATGTCGGACTTGAGTGTGAATCGGAATGGTTCCCAACCTTGTTCATCCAATTCTTCTTGTGACATTTTGCCTGTATAGTATTCCCATTTGAGTTTACGCATACGCAAGTAATCAAAGTTGGCCTTTTTTGCAGCCATCTTGTGTTTGATTAGTACATCAACGTACTTACTGTGGAGTTTTGGGATTTTTAGGAGTTCTTTGCCGGGTTCCGTTTGGTCAATATCGGCGTCTGTTTCCCAGGATTTTAAAATTTCTTCAAGTTTGTTCATAATGTAAAACTAAAGTTAAGCGGTTGTTATGTCGAAATACTCGTATCTAAATGTTGCTCTTGCAGTGATAATTGTGTCCGCAGATTGTTGTGTGTCAAACTGGATATCAGATAGTGACACTGGAAACATTCTGTGAAAATTAATTCTCACTAATGGATTATTTAGCGAACTCATAACCGTCAATGTGGAGTCAGAGTAATAATTTGCCTTTGACAATTGACTTTGTTCTTGGTTATATCTGGCTCTGTCTTGCAGGTTTGTTGGTGCAGCTATTGCCAAAAACCATTTGTACAATTCTGCCCAAGATTGAATGTCTTCATCCACAAGAAAGTTTACATTAAATTCACCATAGTTTAATTTGTTTCCTGCGATTGGAATATCAACAAACGGTGTTGAATAGTCTACGTTACCCAAGGACACACCAGGAATGTTTGCCTCTTGACAAAAATACTGGACTGTAGGTAATCTACCAAACGACAAGATAAACTTGGATGGTTGTAGGAAATTAGTATTGGATGGTGTTCTATTTAATGCAGTCATACATCTATTTATGACAACAAAAAACCGCCCTAAGGCGGTTCTTTATTGGTTACTTTGTTCTATTATTTTACTTCAACAGACAAAGATGCAGGCACATCAACTGTAACTTCAGGTGCTGGCGCTGGTTCTGGTGCAACTTCTGGAGTTGGTTCTGCAACAGGTTCTGGTGCAACTTCTGGTGCTGCAATTGTTACTGAACCAGTAACTGCTGTACCTAATGCATTTCCTGCAGCGTCAACTGCTTGTGCAGTGATTGCAAATTCACCTGGACCAACGTCTGCAAACTCTGCAACGAATGGTGCAACTGTCAATGTTTGGTCTGGGAAACCAGCCAAAGAAACTTTGATGCCTGCGGACTCAGTACCGGCAGGAAATTGTTGTGCTTGTGTAACAACGGTAACAACTACAGTAGACATAATAACTCCTTTATAAAATGTATGGAAATCCATATACAACTATTTAGTTAAGATAATTATTTCCAATTTATTACAGGTCAATCTTTACACACTTCCATCCTTTGTGTTGTTTTAATATACCTTTAGAAACTTTAACCATATTTCCTTGGTCTAAACCGTTGTTCTTACAAAATTCTCTTAAATTATTGATGGTGTGTGTTGTGCCTTGGGGTGACGTTACGTTCCAACTTTTTGATAAAGCTTTTGATACGGAATCTTTTTGTGACTGTGGTTGTTTAAACCCTATTCTGCTTAATCTCAATTTCTCAACATCATATACACCAGAGTTCCACCTTTGTTTTGCCTTATCACTATTTTTTTTGTTTGATTCTATTGTGTGTTTATCAAACCCACCATCCAATCCATTTTCGTTTTTTAAATTTGCCCATTCTGTTGATTCCACAATGTTGTTGTCTTTTGAAAAATTCAAAGCAAATTTTTCCAAATCATTCTTGTCTGTGAATAGTTGACACCAAATTGTTTCAACATGTTGTTCGCCGTGTTTTTTGATATGTTTTTTCCAATATTTACCTGATCCCAGGTATTCTATTGGACTTTTTTTGGTCGTTTTACCAAAATATTTCAATTTGGTTAATGTGTGCTGCTTTATGTACAGATATGTTGGTTTCATTTTAATAATTGTTAAGAACTATATGTATTTATAAAACAAAAAAAGGGAATCTTGCGATTCCCTTTTGAATTGTCACTCTTTTTGGTGACTTTACTATATTTTTACATATAGTTTTAAACCATCACATTAGGTTTTTAACTGCGAACAGTCTATAGTAAACGTTAGATTGTGCATCTAGACGTCCGTTACCTGCTGTTAGGCCTTCTGCAAATGGGTTTGCAACCATGCCGTAACGAGTCTTGAAACCAATTTTTGGTTGGAATGTGAACTGGTCAACTGCACGAACCATTTGTAGAGGAACGTATGGGCAGTAGAATAGACCAGCGTCATAAGGAGAAGAACCCTTATAACCAACAGTAACCAATTCTTGGTTAGATGTGTAACCGCCATAATATGGATCGATGTACACTTTGATACGACCGTGCAACATACCAGCAAATGTATTGCCTGTATCGTCAACTTGTAGGTCAGCTTGTAGAGATGGAGTGTAAGACAACACACCAGCCATAGCCATAGCAGAAGCAACGTCTGAAGAAACGATCAGAACGTTACCTTTACCTCTACGAGTTTGTTTTGCAATAACGTTAGCATCACGTTCGATTTGGAAAATCAAACCTTTGAAACGTTCAACAGACCAACGACCGTTAGAGTCTGTATCCAAGTCGAAGTAACCAGCGGTAGTAGTACCGTACTGAGCACCGATCTTAGCAGTTGTATAAACTGTACGGATAACTTCTCGGTTGATTTCAGCAAGAATTTCTGTAGACAGAATGTTAGACAATTCTGTTTCAGCGTCAAGACCGTGGATTGCCTTCAAGTCTTGTGCTAGTTCTAGAGAATACTCAGCTTTCAATGCACGGCTAGAAGCAGTAACAGTAACTTTCTCGATAGAGAATGCCATTTGTTGGAACACTGCATTAGAATCAGAACCCAAGAATTCAGCGATGCTTGTAGGCATTGCAGTACCGGTTGTGATTGTGTTAGCGTTAGCAGCTGGAGTTGCATAGTTGGTGTTAGTGTTAACGTCACTTACGCCACCGGAATCACCACGATATGCTTGTTGACCACCGTAAGCACCAGAAGCACCGTAGTTGTTATAAGAAGTATTACCAGAGAAAATGGTATTAGCTTCGTTATAGAATGCTTCAGAACCGTTTTGTGCACTGTAACGAGCACGCATTGCGAAGATAAGGCCTGTAGGACCAGTCATTGGCTGAACGCCAGCGATGTCATAAGCGATCAAGTTAGGCAATGAACGGCGAACCAAACTAATCAAGATTGGGTCGAAGTTGCTGATACCAGAACCAGTAACGTTTGTTGGACCACCGTCAGTGGTTTCGTTCAACATACGGCGGTCTTGTGCCATAGCTTGTGATTGGTTTTCCAATACCAAAGCAGTTACGCTTCTTTTGTATGGATCTTTAATGGCTTCTAGTTCTGGATGCTCCAAAACTGGTGCCCATTTCTTTTGTAGTTCTTCTGTCATGAACATGTGAATGTCTCCTATTTTTGTGAAACTGTTATGTATTTATAATTTACATTCTTTTATTAAGAATGCCAACGACTTGTTCCATCAAAGGATCAACAGACTTGGTAGTTTGTTTCTCTTCTTCAATGTGGACTTCATCATCTAAAGCAGAATTGTCTGCAATTTTTACGTCAGCTTTTGTGAAATATGATTCCACTAGAGTTGACAACTTTGCCGCAAATTCTTCTTCAGTAGTAAATTCCACACCCTCTGCGAGTGATTTTAATTTTTCTACTTGAGTTTGCGATAGGCCTTCACACACTGCGTAGATTGCCTCAACTTTTTTGTGTTCGTTCAATTCTTTAGACAACTCAACACCGCGGTTGATTTGTTCGTTTAGTTGTGATTCCAAATCGGAAACTTTTTCTGCCATTTCGGCAACAACGTCAACTTTGTCTTCAGGAATATCAATGTAGTGTTCGATGAATAGATTGCGTAGACCACCGATGAAGTCTTCAGCGATTTCTGCCTTTAGACCGGTAGTAACTGCCAATTCGTTCTCTTTCATCCACTCTTCTGCCATGTAGTTTAGATAGTCATCAACTTTGGATGCCAAATCTTCTTTAACTTGCTCAACAGCAGAATCAAATTGCTCAACCAACTGAGATTCAACTTCTTCAGCGATTGCTTGTACACGAGCAGCAACAGCAGCTTCAAAGATTGTAGTTGCTTTAGCTGCAAATTCTTCTGATAGGTTTTCGCCTGCCAACAATGCACGAACGTCATCAGACATGTCCAATGATTCCATGTTAACGTGTTGTGCTTGGTTACCTGCGGTATGTGTACCATCAAAATGTTGGAATGTAGCACCCTTGTTCATACCAAATGTGTTTGCTGGCAACTTGCCTGCAATACGGTCACGGATTTGGTCGATGTGGTTAGCTGTATGTGTTGTTGGGTGCATAACGTCTTTACGACCCATGGTTTCTTGTGGTTGCCCTTGTGGTTTAGAAGCACCAACACCTGCTTTTTCTGCACCAACTGGTGGTGTTGCGCCTGGAGGAGTTGCACTTGGAGTACCTTTTAGGTAATCAGGCAATTCTTCATCGTTAACTTCTGGTGAGTGACCAACAACGCCAGCATCTTTTTCGCCGTAAGCAACTGATGCTTGTAGTTTATCGTCACCAACTACACCACCTTTGTGGTGATCTTGACCACGTTGGCCACGCTTTGCAGCAATGTTTGCGTCAAAGGTTTCTTTAGAACCTTCACCCAAAATTGCTTTAGCGGCTTCTGACAGATTGAATCTTTTTGACATTTAAAAATCTCCTTGATTTTATTTGAATATTTATAGGTTATAGTTTTTTCATGAAGTTTTCAAATATGCGAAGACTTACTGCTTCGATGTCCGCACTTGATGCAGATTTGATTTCTCTAATCGCCTGTGCGTGTTCTACTTCAGTCCAAACACCATTTACCAACATCCATTCTTTTCCTTCCATGATGCCCTGCACGAATGCTCCAGGCGCAGAAGGGTCTGC